TGCGCGACTGGCGCTATCGTGTCAAGAGGGCGCCGGTCACCACGCCAACGACGACCGCACCGAGAGCCACAGCAGTCCGCGAGGGACAGCGCACTCCGAGGACACGGCACTCGGCCTGCCGCTGGAGGGCCCGAATCAGCGCGTCCTGATGCGCGAGGGCGGTATCGGCCTTTTCCAGTGCGACGGTCATCGCCCGCCGTTCCTCCGCGTGTTTGACCCGGAGCGTATCCACGGCGGCCATATATATCGAAACTTGTATACTCAGGGTGTCCGCCAGATGGATGGCCCCCTTCAGTGCCTGACGCACCGAGTCGAGGCTGGCGGCGCTGTCCTGCTGGATTTGCTGGAGCGCATCCAAGCTATCCCGCACCACGTCCAGCTGGCTCCGGAGGGCCCCGGCGGCCTGCCGCTCGCGCTGCCCCGCGCTCTTGGTCTGATACTGCGCCTGAATCGCTGTCACCCGCGCGCTATCCGCCGTCCGGCGGAGCGAATCCGTCTGTCGAACCATCGCAGCCATCTCCGGGCGAGGCGTGGGGTGGGTCAGGAGGTAGCCGATGCCAAGGCTACACAGCACGGTAAAAAGCAACACATACAACTTGTCAATCGCAGACATCAGGCGTAGTCCTCCAGCCGGAACCCGGGCACCTGCTCCGGGTCATTCTTCCGGCCGGGGGCAATCTGCGCGTGGGTCGTCACCGGGAGTGCCCCGTACTTGGCACGAATCTCCGCGATGACTTTCTTCGCTGCTGCCTTCTGCTGGTCGGTCAGCAGCTCCTTCCCGTCGTTCCGGTTCGAGAAGGACACGCCAATGGAGATGCCATTGACATCCTTCTCGCCCTTCCACTCGGCCTTGCCCGCGTGCCACGCACGGCGGTCATAAGGCACACAGGTATAGACCGCGCCATCGCGCCCGATGAGGACGTGATAGCTCACCTTCGATTCGGAGGACTGAATCCACGACAGGCAGCCCTTCTCGTTCGGGGAGGCGTCCGCGTGCAGGACGATGAGCTTGACGGACTTGCTGCCCCGGACGTTGTGGTTCGGGCTGGGATGCGTCAAGTCCGGCATTACTTGGGCACCCGGAACGTGCCGGTCTTGCGGTCAATCGCCTTGACGCCAGTCACGACACCGAACTTGACCCCGTGCCAGACCGCCGCCCACGAGAAGATGACACCGAAGCCAACGTTCATCAGCACTTCAGTAAACGGCGGGCTCGTCAAAAGCAGAACGTTGAGAAGCGCCCCGGCTACGACAAGGGCAAGCGAACACTTGATGAGGTAGTAGCTAAACTTGCCAAAGCGGTCAATCTGCTTGACGCCGTCCCCAATCTTGGTGAAGAGCATCACATAGAACGCCAGCCCGCCGAGGCAGATGAGCCCGTTCGCCAGCGCGTTAATCGACTGGAGCATTTTTCGCCTCCGGGAAGATTTTGCCGATAATGATTTCGACCCCGCGCTGACCGAGCACGCCGAGGAGGAACGCCATCGCGCTCATCGTCTGCTGGCTGGCCGCAATCCCCGTGACTTCGAAGACCACGGGGGTGAGGAAGTAGGCACTGCTGGTCCCCGCCGAGATGGCGAGGAGGTTGTCGCGGAGGTTGCCGTGGGAGGCGCGGCCGACGGCAATCAGACTGCCGAAGAAACCGGCCACCACGAGCATGAGGGGGGACTTGTCGGTGGGCATGAAATAGGGTGGTTAGAAATTGCCTGCCTTGATTTGCTCAACGCGGTCCTGAAACGCCTGCGTGCGCGGCCTGAATCCCTCTTGCCGCGCCATGCGCTCGGCATATGTTTTGTCCGCTTCCGTCATCTTGGCCCGCTGCTGCCGGAGCGCGATGGCGAGCAGCTGACGCACCGCTTCCTCATCGCCATACTCACGCTGGTATTCCCGGAACTGACGCCGAGCACTCGCTGACACATTCCGGAGCGCACCGGAGTCACCAGAAAGAATCTGCTCCAGCACCTGTCGCTCCCGCTGTCCCTCGTATGCCCGGCGGGCCGTGTACTGCTCAGCCGATTCTCCCTCACGCCGCGCCCGCTGGCCCGGGTATACCTCCAGCCGTTCGAGGGCATCATAGATACCACCCGTCCGAATCTTCTGTGGGCGCGTCGGGTCGAACAGGCTCCGCAATACCCCAACGCCTTCCTGCGTCTCGCCAAATGCCCCGAGCTTCGGAGCCAACTCCTCACGCAGACCGGGGATGCGCTCCTTGATAGCCTCGCCAAACGTCTCTGGGCGCGCGCGCTGGAGCGGGTCGGTCCCCCGCGCCATCGCCGCTACCACCGACGGGACAAACGACCCCGCCATCTTGCCCAACTCCACTGGGATGCGGTCCGGCCCTTGCGCTGCGATATCCGCCAGCCCGGATACGCCCTTGAGCAGCGGCATATCGAGGAACGTGCGGGCGGTGGTCTTTGCCGCAGGGATGGCCACGGTCCCGATACCCTTCTCTACGTCATCCTTGACCGCCTGTGACATCGCCGCACCAATCGCCAGCGCGGGAGCCAAGGTGCCAAGATAGCCGATTGACATTGACGTATCGCCAATGCGGAGCGACAGCGGAGACTCGCCCGTCAACGCTCGGCGCTGCATCTCTTCGCGCTCCGCGTCGGTTGCCCCACGCGACGGCGCATATGCCGGAGACAGGATGCCAGCCTGATGCAGCGCGAAACCGACATAGATACCAAGGCCGCCGGTTGTTGCTCCGCGCGCCAGATTGGTGATATACCGCCGGCGCATCTCATCGCTGATTTCTTCGGTAGTCGCACCGAGCCGCTTCATCTTGGCGGCCAACTGTTTATTTTGCGCCGCCGTCATCACCGTGCCAACGCCCGGGATGCCCTCAAGCGCCTTGCGAACGATATTCGTTGGCGTGTTGGCAAACGGCACCATAAACCGAATCGCTCCGCCAAGCACGGGGGTCTTCTGCTCAAGCGCCCGAATCGCCTGCCCTGCACCCGTGGCATTCTTGTAGGTGGCATCCAGCGCATCGGCCGTTGCCAGCATCTGGTCTACCACGTTGGTGCCATCAGGAGATAGCAGTTCCTGCACCCGCTTCACAAACGCATCTGGGTTATTCCCCAGTCCCTCATTCAAGGCGCGAACCGCCGCCCGCTCCTTGAGGTTGGTGGCCAGCGCGGCGCGATAGAACGGAATGTCCGCCGTCTCCATCACGCCATAGATGCCGTTGCTGATAACATCCAACGTCCGCGCACCTAGTCGCGCCCCCTTACGGAACGCGCTCTCAGCTGCTTCAGCTGTCGCCCCCGGATTCTGTAGCCCCCAATCCGTGACATAGCTGCCCTTGATACGCTCAAGATTGCCATAAACGCTGTCTGCCGGGATACCATCCAGCAGATTTCGCAGCGCCTTGGGGTTTGCTACCCGCTTCCCGCTAGCGATGAACGCATCGAGCCAGTCCCTGCTACGCGACAGGCCAGCTACCGTCCGGCGCTTGCCAGTCACCCCGCTATACACTTTATCTATTCCCAGCGCTACAGGATGCGCGATAGCATTCTGCGCCGCCTCCGCAGACGAACCGAGGATGTTGACCAGCCACGTTGCTGGGTTGCTCAGTAGGCCGAAGAGACGGGAATTGGTAATCTGCTCCCACTTCCCACGCTTGGCGAGGGTCTGATATACCCGCTGGAGCGCCTCGCCCTGCTCCGCCTGCGGTCTAGCAAAGACGGAACGAATCTGCTCCTTGACTTTATCGGACAGCTCCACCCCAGCCGGGATGTCCAGCAGCGACCGGGCGGTGTTGAGCGCCGAGCGAACATCCCGCGCCCCCATCTGCCGGGCGATATTCATGCGCCGGCCAGCGCTGCTCAGAGCAGGCTGCACCACCTCAGCGTCCGTCACGATAGCGTTGAAGATGCGCTTATGCGCGTCCTGCAAGAAGGCGAGGTCGTCAGACGACAAACCGTCCTCGCTCATCTTAGCCGTCACCTGCTCCAGTGCATCATTGCGCCGACCAATCCGCGCCGACCTACCCGCGAACTCCTCGTCGGTCATGATGGTCCGCGCACCCGGCTGCAGCGAGTCAAGGAACCGCTCGCCCTCGCGCGTCATATCCTTGAGTGACTTGGATTCCCGGAAGACGCCAGCGGCGGCGAGCTCGTTCTCAACCTGCGTGGCCTGCTCATCCACCAGCTTGGCCACCGCCGGAGAGATGGTCGGCTCGAACAGCTTTGGCTCGCCGACCGACCCCGCCTTGCGGAGCCGACCTTCAATAACGGTCTGCTGGTCGACCTCGCCACGGCGCAGTG